GGAGCGGTTCAAGATCACGCTCCTGCCGTGGCAGTACCTGGCCTTTGCCACGCTCGTTTCGTGGCGCGATCAGGCCGACCTTCCGGTGGTTCGGGTGTTCGCGATACAGGTCGCGCGGGGTGCGGGCAAGACGGAGATGGTGGCGATCCTCGCGTCTTGGCTGGTCGAGTGGACCGCGCGCGCGGGCCGTTCGCCGATCGAGATCGTGGTGCTCGCGACGCAGATGGAGCGCGCCAAAGACGTGTGGCTTCGGCAGAAGGTCAGCCTCGCGGACGACCCGTCCTGGCGCCTGGTCGGTGGTCTGTCGTCGCTCGTCATTGCCGCGGCCCACCACGCTGGCGGGGTGGTCAAGTGCAAGCCATCGACCCCTAAGAACGCGGACGGAATCCTGCCCACGCTCGTCGTCTTGGACGAGGCGGCGCGCATCGAAGACGAGACCTACGCGCGCGCGCTCAGTTCGATCAGCAAGGTGCCGGGCTGCCAGGCGCTGATCGTTACGACGCCGGACAAGGATCAGCGCCGCCGCGGATACGGCACGACCATCGGACTGCTGGAGCGCGCCTACGACGAGAACACTTCGCCGCCGCCAGGGATCGCCGGGATGATCTTCGGCATCGACACCACCGATCGACCGGACGATCCGGAGGCGTGGTACAAGGCGCACCCCAGCCTCGGCATCACGAAGCAGCTCAGCGACTACACGCTCGGCAAGGCGCTGCTCTTGGATCCCGGCGCACCGAACGATCGCGACGAGTTCTACACCCAGTTCCTCGCGACCTTCACGGATGACCTGGCCGGTGCCATGCCGCTGAGTCTGTTCGACGCGTGCGTCGAGGACTGGGATCTCTCCGACTTCCGCGGCTTCCCGGCAGTGGTCGGAGTCGACTTCAGCCAGGGCGGTTGGAGCGGTCAGCAGACGGACCTGACCTCGATCAATGTGTCGGTGTGGGACGGCGTCCGCATCCGCTCCAGGTCGTACCACTACTGGGCCGGGACCAACATCGAAGCGGACGAAGTCAAGTGCCGACAGCCGCTGCGCGAGTGGCGGGACGCGGGTCTCTTGGAGGTCTGCGGCAACACCATTGACTACTCGCTACTGGAGGCGCGGACCATCGCGATCGCGTCGATCGTTGACCTGCGGCACTGGGTCGCGGACCCAGCAGGGAAGGCGCCCGCCTGGTGCGAGGCGATGGAGAAGCGACACGGATGGCGCTGGTCGCGCGCTCCTCAGTCGCACATTTACATGGGCTCGGCGTGGGCAATTTGGAGCGACGCCGTACGCGGTCGGCGCATCCAGTTCGCACCCGATCCGGTGCTCCGCGCGAACCTGTCGCACACGCGCGCGGTGCCAACCGACCGAGGTCTGAGCGTGCCAAGCAAGGGGCGCAGCACCAGCAACATCGACGCCGTCACCGCGTGCTGCATGTGCATCAAGGTGCTCAACGATCGCGAGCTCATGACCGAGAGTCTGTACGGCGACCCGGGCAAGATCTCCTTCTGAGAATCTCCGCCGCACTGCAACGGGAACCCATTGACATCGCTGCCGCGATTGTTGTTACTACTCGCATGAACCGTCTGTTCAAGCTCTTCGGCTTCAAGTCTGCACCGATGAATATCGGTTGGGACTCTCCGTCGAACTACGTCCGAGCAGACGTCGCGGCGCTGCCGTCCGTGCAGCGATGCATGAACCTGATCGCGAACGATGTCGCGCGCTGCCCACTGGTGGTGCGCGACGCCGAGCAGATGATGGTCGAAGACTCGACGATCACCGCGCTCTTCACGAATGCGGCGCAGGCCGAGCTAAGCGGAACAGACTTCCGCCGATGGATGGCTTCCGAAGCGCTGCTGTCTGGCAACGCCTTCGCGCAGATCGTGACCGACTCGATGGGCCAGCCCGTCGCGTTGCGTCCGCTGGCGAGCTCAGCCGTCAGCCTGAACGAAGACAGTAACGGCGTGCTGCATTGGACCTACTCCGGCACCGAGATCGACTACGCCTCGATGCTGCACTTCAAGGGTGCGCCGAGTCCAGGGAATCCGTACTGGGGCACAAGTGTCCTGAGCGCTGCGGCGACAAGCCTCGACGCAGTCGCGCAAACCGAAGCAGCCTGGAACGCATACACCCGGAGCGGCGGATACGGCAAGCTTGTCTTCAGTCATCCCGGCGCTCTCCAGCCTGCGACCCGCGACGCCATGCGGACCGCCTTCATGTCGGGACACATGACTGCCGCCGCAGCGGGCACACCGATCTTCGTCGGCGAAGGGATGACCGTGACCGCGCTCTCGCCGTCGTGGGGCAAGGACATGATCGAGCTCCGCGCCGCGGGCGCGCGCGTGGTCGCGAACATGTTCGGCGTACCAGCCGCGTACCTCGACATGAGCGAGGCGCGCACGCAGCCAGAGATCGCACAGTCGTACGTCTCGTCGTGCTTGGAAATCTGGGCCACGACCTGGGAAGCGGAGATCAGTAACAAGCTCTTGCGACCTGGTCTTCGTGTTCGTTGGGACTGGTCGCCCGTCTTGGAAGGAGACTTCCGAACCGCTGGCAAGGCGTACGGAAAGTTCGTCGAGGTCGGCGTGCTCAGTCCGAACGACGTCCGCGTTCGCCTTGGCTACTCGCCGCTGCCTGGTCTCTGGGATCCGAGGCCAGTGATGAGTGGCATCACGATCGAATCGGACGGCCTGCAATGATGCGAGAACTCCGCGCACAACTGGCACCGACTACCGACGGGACGGTCCGCGGATACGCGGCGCTGTTCGACTCTTGGTCGCTGCCGATCACCGAGCGCGGACGCACGTTCCGCGAACGCATCAAGCCGGGCGCACTACAGCCGGACGGGAACGTCTCACTGTGGTGGATGCACGACCACACCGACCCACTCGCGAACACGCGCAGCGGATCGCTCACGATTACAGAGGACGCGAAGGGGATCGCATTCGTAGCCGACTTGGGTACGAGCGCGCGCGCGGACGAGATCCGCGACCTCATTCGCCGCGGGGTGGTCGACCAGATGTCGATCGGCTTCGTCGCACTCTCAGATATCTGGGACGGCAATACGTCCCGCACGATCACCAAGGCCACGCTCCATGAAGTGAGTTTGGTCGAATCGGCTGCGTACCCCGGTACGTCAGCAACCGTCCGCAACCACCAAAGGAAACCCGCTATGTCCGTCAAAGAAGATCGTGCTCGCATTGCCGAGCTCAACGCTGAATACAACACCGCTACCGATGAGCGTCAGTTCGCCATCATGGACGAAGTCGCTGAGTGTGAGGAGCGCATCGCTGGCGCCCAGGCTGCATTTACCAACCGCGCCGCCACACCGTTGGCAGTCGCACCGTCGGCACCGCTTGCCGTCGTTCGTCGTATCACTCCTGCCGTTCGTGATGAGCAGCGCGAGTGGTTCCGCACTGGCTTCAAGCAGAACCGATCCATCGGTCTCAGCGTGACGGGTGGCAACGCTACCGCCGGGCAGACGATGCCTAGCCTGAGCGGTGAGTTCGTCAAGGCGCTCGACCAAGAGTCCGTGATGCGTAGCCTCGCAACCGTCGAGACCCGCGGACTCGATACCGATATCCAAGTGATCGGCACGCGCCAGACCGCTGTTCTGCTGGCAGAAAAGGCGGCGTACACATCGACCGACTTCACCGCGACCAAGCTCTCTTTCAAGAGCTACAAGTCCGGCGCGCTGACCGACGTCACGGAAGAGGCCTTGCAAGACACCGTGTGGGATGTTGCAAGCCAAGTGGTGAGCGAGCACGGGCGTGCTCACTCGCGACTCTGGGAGAACTACTACATCAACGGCACTGGCTCCAGCCAGCCGATGGGCGCCTTCGCTGCGACCTGGACAACGACGTACACCACGGCGGCTGTTGGCTTGCCAACGGTGGCGGACTTGGTCACGGCTGCGTACAAGTTGCCAACCCCGTACCAGGCGAACGCGTCCTGGCTCATGCACTCAACTGTTTGGGCTGCGGTCGTCGGCAGTGCGGCCAGCGGCAAGTACCTCCTGAACGGTGAGAACGGGAACATCCTCAAGGACGGGGCCGTCGCTCTGTTCCTCGGCAAGCCTGTCTACCTCAGCGAGTGGGCACCATCGGCAGCAACCGCTGCTACGGTGTCGTGCCTGTACGGTGACTTCAAGGCGGGCTACCGAATCATCGACCGCTCGATGCTGAGCTTCACCGTCGATGATGTGTCGCAGATGTCCAACGGACTCATCCGCTACACCAGTCGCATGCGCTCCGACGCCAAGGCCGTCGATGCAACCGCGATTGTCCCGGTCATCATCAAGACCTGATTACTTGCCATCCTCGCAGCCGGGGCGGTCTTCGGACCGTCCCGGCAGCGCAAGGGGAACTATGCCAGTACCAACCGTAGCAGAGTGCAAGGCCTGGCTGAACATCGCACACGCGACGGATGATGCTGTGCTACAGGCACAGATCGACGCAGCGATGAGCGAGCACACGGAAGCCACTGGACGGATCTCGGCAAACATCACGCAAGTCGAGAAGATCGCGCTGATGGAGAAGGTCGGTCAGCTCTATGGGTTCCGCGGTGACGACGTTGTGTCGCCGTCCACCTGGTTCACCGACGGCATTAGACGGATGTTCAACCCCAACAGCATCGGATGAATCATGGCTGGCGCTGGATACCGACGCGAACGCATGATCTACCAGACGCCGACCCGCAGCACTGATGTCGCAGGCCAGCAGACGGTGACGTGGTCGGACGTCGTCACTCTGGCTTGCGCCATCACACCGTCACAGCGCGAGGTCCTCGACGATCTCGGCGTGTCAGTTCGCACGGACATCTCGGTGGAGTCTTCGTATCACGACAGCGTCGCAGCGAAGGGTCGCCTGAAACACACGGTCAGCCAAAGCATTTACAACATCATGAGCGTGACCGATCCCGACGCGGGTCGGAAGCGGCGACTCCGGATCCTTGCTGCGGAGATCGTCCCATGATTACTGCTAAGGTCGACCTGAAGGTATTCAACGGATACATCGAACGGCTCACCCTGGCGGGTCGCGCCAAGGTCTACGCGCAAGCCGCGCGCGATGCAGCGAACCCAGTACGAAACGAACTGCGGCGCGCCTGGCGCAAGGCAAAGCAACGCAACGGCAAGGTGACCAAGAAGATCGCCGCAGCTCAGGAGATCCGCGTATTTGTGGGTCAGCGCGGCGGGCGCAAGGGCGTCGCGACGGTCAGCGTCGGAACGAACTACAAGCGCGGCGGGGCGGTCAAATTGTGGCACATCCTAGAACGCGGCTTCCAGCACTACGGCGGCGGCTCCAACTCGGTCTACACCCCACGCGACGCGCGCGCGCGCGACACCGAGAAGCGCGAGGACGAATACGCCCGCGTCGCTGGTGAAGGTCAGATAGCCAAAGAAGTCGAGATGGGTACCGAGGGAACGAAGTACGCACGGCATCGGGTCGCATCGGTACGCAGCAAGGCGCGCTTTCAGTTTCGCGCCCGCAACCAGGCGGACACCGCACACCGCCAAGCGGCCTGGGTAACGAAACAGAAAGCGCTCAAGTCTGCGCGCGGTGGCGTCATTGCCAAGCGGAACAGAATCCTGGGTCGGCACATTTCCGAGCCTATCGCCCGGCTCGCGAAGGAACGACTGCCAGCGCTTGCAGCGCAACACGCGCAGCGCCTCGCCTGGTACCAGATTGACGGGCGCAAGGGCGGGGCGGCTAAGCCGAAGTTCACCCTTGATACGGGGTTATCGCAATGAGCGTCGCCGGAGCAGAGTTCTATCAAGCGCTTTACACGCGAGCTACGACAGTGGCTGGGCTGGTACTGAGCCCGGACCTCCGGCGCGAGGGTTCACCCACGCCAGCGATGTCGTACGAAATCACCAGCGCATCGTTCAGCGTCGAGACCGACGGCAGAATCAACGAGGTCACCGCTATCGACGTCCGCTGGGAAGCGGTCGCTGATTCACTCATCACCGCGTGGGATCTCGCGTGGAGTGTTCGCGGCGCCATCGACGGTAAGTGGGGGGTCGGCAGTCTCGACTTCGTGCTGACGTCGGCGGCGATGTCCTCCGGTATGGCAACGCCCGACGACGGGCAAGGGGACGCTGAGCGCGTCGTAACTCTCACTACATCATTCCTCGTCATGGAGACAAACTAATGGCAACGCGCGCAATGGCTGGCTACGGCGGCACACTCACATTTAAGATCGGGGCCGGGACCGCAAACGGTATCCCAGTCCGAAACATCACCATGTCGCGCCAGGCGGCAGAGTTCGATATGACGTCGATCTCGGATACCAAGATCTACAGCGGTCCCGGTCGCGTCAAGCGCAGCGGCTCCTGTGATGCGTACTTCGGAACGCTGTCGGCAAACTTCACGACCTCGATCGAAGCCATCGACCTGGCAGCACCAGCCGAACTCGTCATCACGGACGCGGCTGGCGGGACCACGACGATGAAAGTCATCATCACCGCCGCGGACTTGAAGTACGACGGCAGCGATGCGGTCATCTACTCCATCAGCTTTTCCGAAACGATCAGCATCACCGTATGACCTACCGACAAGTCATCCTCGAATACTCGTCGCTCTCCCTTGAGGTCCGCAGGCCAACCCTCCGCGACACGGTGGAGGCGGACACATCCGACAAGCTTTGGTGGGTTCGCTGCGTTCGCCATGTCGGCGGCGCAGACCTCACCAGGGACGAGGCGCTCGACCTCGATGCCGCGGACGGTAACACGCTCGCGCAGGAGGTGCTTCGCCCACACCCTACACCGCCGCTGAAAAGCGGCTCTGGAGACTGATGCCACACCTTGACGCCGACGCCGCACTTGCAAGCGAGCACACCACGCTGGAGCGGATCGAGTACCTACTCGCCACGCTTGCCTGCGCGATGACCAACCAGGCGCCACAGCAACTGCTGCCGTGGCGCCGTCGTGGCATTGAGGACTTCATGGGGCGCATCAATGGCCAATGAGTTTAAGTCAGTCCTCACCCTGTCCGCGGATAGTTCCGGCGTCACCGCCGGAGTTAACCAGGCGATGCAGTCCCTCAACAAGTTGCAAGGCGGGATGTCCGCGCTGACATCGCTCGCGGGCGTCGGCTTTGCCATCGGCATTGGCAAGCAACTCTTCGGCGCAGCCACCGACGAGATGGCACGGATCAAAGACCTCGCGCACTCCTTCAGTCCGGAAGGGATGCGCGGCGCCAACGCCATGAACATGGCGACCCAGCAGGCGGATATGGCTATCGGCAAGGCGTTCGGTCCGATCGTGGAAGCGATCGACCAGGCATCCGTCGCAGCGATCAAGGAACTGACCACGTTCATCATCGAGCACAAGGACGAGATCGGCATGGCGATGATCTATCTGACCGAGGTCACGCACGTGGCAGCAATGGCTATGGCCGAGTTCCTCGTCGGCCTGGGCAAGACCGTCGAGTGGCTGCATAACTTCATGGACAATCCACTACAGGCGACCGCCCAACTCGCTGGCGATGTTGCGATGCAGGCCAGTGGCGCCAACCTCGTCATCGGGATCTATGACCTCCTCAAACAGAAATTAGGTGGGACATGACCGCGAAGCTCATCGAGATCCCATCAAGCGATACCGTCGAGATGGCGATGCCTGGCGAGGAGATGAGTTGGACGCAGCACTTCCGCTACGTGTCGAACGCCGCCAAGCTCACCGCGTGGGATGTGCTCGGCGACACCGCCACTGGCGTACCGCAGCAGGGTTCAAGATACCCAGCCACGCCGTCGACCAACTGGAAGTGCAACTTTGTCGCGCGCAGTGTGACAGCGACACCCGTACCACAAGCGGCTGCGGGGTGCGCCTTCGACGTCCGAGTGAAGTGGACCGGGCGCGCGGCGCAGGATCCGACGCGTCCGTACTTCAAGATCACGCGCTCGACCTCTACCCGCAGTCATGGCTTCTACCGCACGGGCAACATGTTCACCATCACGCAGGCAAACGGCAGCGAGCCATTCCCGCCAGTCCAGGACATGGGCGGGGTGAAGAGTGACACGAACGGTCAGCCGATTGTGATGCCGATCTATCAGCAGCAGATCCAGGTCGACATGCTCTGGGACCGAAGCCGGGACAACGCCAGCTCGCTTGGCTTTACGGCATCGCCTGACCCGCCGATGAACTGGTACGACAACTACTGCCTCACACGAAACTCCGCGCCGTTCCTTGGCTGGCCGATCGGATACGTCACCTACCTCGGATGGAGTCTGAACCCGTCACCGGACGAGGTGTGCGTCTTGTCGCACCGCTTCCTTGCGGATGACTTCCAGTTCTGTGAGCAGCGCCCGCTACCGAATCAGAGCGGCAAGCCGTTCCTTGCGGCGGGTCTGACCTGGGGCGGAACGGGTGGCACACCAGCCGTCACCGTGCAGTCGCAGGCGTATGTCTTCTGGTACCAACCGTTCCAGACTCTTGTCGACTACTCAACGCTCTTCACCATCCGTCCGAATCTATGGACGGCGATCAACACTCCGAAGCCAGCGTGGCCGTCGCCATGACGTACGAATGGCCGATCTTCACCGAAGGGCTTTACGGCAAGGCGAACGCCTCGGTGTGCAACGCCTGGACGCAATCGGCGCGCATCGTGCTATCAAGCGCGGAGGCGCTCGACTGGGCGACGCGCGCGAAAGACGCTTACGCGCAGCCTGAGCGGTGGCTTGCACAGGTGACTGTCGCGGCGGCGATCAGCGGCTCGACGTATCGGTGGTCGTATACGTTCGTGCCGATCATCATCTCCGGGTCGACTGTTTCAAACCTTGCTGGCACAGGGCAGGCGGGATCGGGCGCGCTGAATCTGCGCGAGATGCGGAATACGGCAAGCCTCGCGGACGGGTCGCCGCTTGCCTCTGGTATGAGCATCGGCCCAGTCGGCTCAGTTTGGGGCGGATCCAGTTGGTCTACCAGTTTGCTGACTGGCATCGTCGAGATGAACGTCGAACATAAAGCCGACGGCAGCGTCGCGTACTGGTTTTCCTCACCGAACCCTGGGAGATGTGCAACATGAAATACGACGTAATCCGGTCATACTGGCCAGCTCCGATCTACGACACGGACACCGCGCTGCTCTCACTGGACTTCACCGCGGGCACTGTGCCGACTGCATTGACGTTCACACGCGCAGACTCCACGGCGCGCGCGACCTTCATCGATGCCAGTGGGTACGTCAAGACGGTTGCCAGTGCTGGCGCTGCGCGATTCGATTACACGGGCGGCGTGGCGAAAGGGCTGCTCATTGAGGCTAGTGCGACCAATCTCAGCAACTCGGTTGAACTTTGGGGAACATCACTTACAACAATTACTTCGGTTAGTGGCCAAACCACGCCAGCGAATGATTCCGCTGTATACAAAGTGACAGACACCACTGACAACGGACAGCATTCAATTAATCGAACTCCCATTATAGGTACTGCAAATATTGGAGCCGTATACACCGCGAGTGTATGGATGAAGAAACCATCTACAAACGCACATTCCTATGCAGGGTTTCAGGTTGCATTTGGTGCTGGTGGTGGAGCTGTAACAACCTTCAATTTAGCAACTGGGGCAAATACTCAATCGTTTTCATATGGTGGAGCGGCTGCGCCTACATATACAAGCACGGCGTATAGCAATGGTTGGTTTCGCTACACAATGACATTTACGTTTCCGGGCACAGGCTCTGCAAATATATACATCTTGCTATCAAGCAATGGAACTACCACAAGTTATGCGGGTACGCGTACCGACTTTTACGTTTGGGGCGCACAGGTCGAACTTGGAGCCGCGGCAAGTAGTTACATTCTCACCACTACCGCAGAGCTTACGCGCCTTGCCGACGATGCCGTGATTCGCAGCACCGCGTGGACATCGCTCTACGCACAACCAGGCGCAATGGTGGTCGAGTTCTACCGCGGCGCGTATGGTGCTGGTGATCGATCAGTACTAGCGACCGATACTACGGCCGCAAGGCACTGGGACTTGCTGCACGCAAACGGTAGCGCTACGGCGCAGATCGCTTTCAGTACTGGTTCAGCAGTGACGCAGACGGGACTAGTAAGCGGACTGAACAAGGTGGCGATCGCATGGAACGCGCCCACACCTACGGCCTCGTTCGACCTGTGCGTTAACGGCGCTACGCCAACCTTCGGCGGCAGCAACGTGGGCACCACGCTATCGACCTGGCTAACCCTTGGCTCCCAGTCGACCACGGGCGTAAGCGGTTCCGGCACGTGGGATAACTACCTCAACAACTCGATCAAGAGCGTGAAGTATTACACGGGCTTGACCTACGCAGAGATGCAAGCAAAGACCACATGACGAACTACTTCCTAAGAACCACCACACTGGCGCAGATGAACACGGCGCTAGCGCTAATCCCTGAGCCGCGCTACGTCGACATGATCGGCACACTTGGCGCTGTGCTTGACAAAGACGGCGTGGAGATCACGCCTGCCGATCTACGCATCCATGCCAACGTGCGCTGCGAGACGATCGCGCCAGCGCTTTTAGCCACGCTCCCGACTTGTTTGCCCGCCACGCCGCGCAGGGAGTTCGTCTGATCTACCTCGCCGTCATCGTCCTGCTGCTTACTGGCTGTGCATCGAGCACGGCGCAGATCGCGCACGCAGCCAACGCGTCGCGCGTCTCAGTCGGCGCCGCGCGCGGACACCTGGTCGCCGCCAGTGCGGAGCTCGACAGCATCGAGGCTCAATGCCAGGTGGTGAGCGAAGCCATCCCGTACGTCTCAGATGATGTCCCAAGCTATATGTCGGTTCTTCAGTATGCCAGCGTCGCCGTCGTCGTCTTCGTCGTCGGCAGTCTCATCTACACCTACATACCACGGAAGAAGTGATGCTGACCCAAACTCAATATCTGATATGGCTCGTTGCGATTCTCGTCACTACAGCGGCGGCGGGGTGCCGAGTGGGCGCCACTTGGTCGACATCAAAACATCAAACAAAAAAGGCTCGCAAATGATTACGCAAGCAGACCTCTCCAGTACCCTCGGCTCAATTTTCTTCGCGACCAGTCTCGGATTCGTGGGCTTGATACTTGGTTACATCCTGTGCCGCCGGGCAAGCAAATGAGTCTGCTTCGGTGTTGCTGCGGTAGCGCAACCTGTGCATCCTGTCCATCGTTACCAGGCGACTGGTCGACGCGGGACTATCGTTTGTTCATACCAGCAGTCAAGCCTGTTGGATATGGTCGCGCGAGTTCAGTGCCGAGCGGTCTATACACCGGGCCCTGCACGCCAGCGGATCCGTACTGGAACTTGGCAGAGTGTGCATTTGACTTTACCACTGGCTCGCTGTACTACGTCTATTCTCGACTCGCCAACTGCGAGGCGTTTCCAGAAGCTTGCGGCGAAGTCTTAAAGTTTCCGCGGGAGATCGGTGGCTTCTATACGGACAACCTTGTCCCGTCGATTACGTTCTCTACGCAGATTGCCACGCGCACATACAACCAAACAGGCGACGTTTCATATTTCATCCAGGCGGA